GCCGTCCGCTCGGTGGCCGCGGCCGTCCGCTCGGCCAATGCGCTGACACCCAGCCGCCCGGCCGCCAGGCCGGAGAAGGTGCCCGTGACGCCGATCCGCTCGGCGGCCTTGCTCACCGCCAGCCCCGTTTCACCAAGCTTGTCAATCAGGTTCTGAATCAGCTTGCCTGGTCCTGCGATGTCCGGCGGGCCCCCGCCTTTGGCCCCCGCCGCTCCGGCGGCTTCTCCAAGTGCCGCTTCCCACGCCGCCCGGGCCTTGGCCAGTTCCTGCTCGGCCGCCCTGACCGACTCGTGGTACTGATCTTGAATCTGGCCGAGCTTTCGATCATGCAGCTTGTCGGCGATCCGCTTGGCCTGCTCGTACTCCGACCTCAGGGCCTTGAGCTTGGCCTTCTTCTCCCTTTCGATCGCGTCGAGGTTCGCCCCGACGATCCGGTCGATCTGCGACTTCTGGAAGGCCACGTCGATCGTCTTGTCGAACCGGCCCTGCAATTCGACCCATTGCTTGGCCAGCCAGCCGCCCATGCGGAGCGTCGTCGACTTGTACCACCTCAGGAACTCGGCCCAGACCGACCGGAGCTTGTAGACCAGCCAGTACCAGGCCTTCGCCAGCCCGTGGGTCAATACCTCCCAGATCGCCTGCATGTCCCGCTTCAGTTCGTACCACCATCCCAGCAGCGAGTTGATCCCCTTCTTCCATTCGAGCTTCAAGGTCAACCAGAGGACCTTCGCCGCCAGGCCGATGTCGCCGGCCGCCAGCGCCTGGCCGATAGCCGTCCAGGCGCGGCCGGCATCGGCCTTCAGTTCATTGAACTTCCTGCCCAGCCAATCCATCGCCTTCCCCGCCGCGCCGGTGACATAGACGAGGTACGCGCCGAAGGCTGCCGTCCCGGCCAGGACCGCGCCCATGGGCGTAAGCAACGCGCCCATAGCGACTCCCATTTTCGCCAGCAACAAGACGATGATGCTGATCCCCCGAGAAAGGCCGCCAAACACGAAGCCCGCTCCCTTGATCGCCAAGCCCAATGCAACGAGGGCCGCTCCGGTCGCGGTCAGGCCGGCAACCAGCTTCGCGGCCGCGACCACGAGTCCCTTGTTCTTGCTGATCCACTCGCCGGCCACCTCGATCCATCGTTTGGCCCCGGCCGTCAGTTCATGGACCGAATCGGCCAGCGCTTCGCCTACGTAGGACAGGAGCACCAGGGCAGATTGCTTGAGCTGAGCGAACCCGTGCGAGAGTGTTTGGGTCATCTTCCGGTAGGCGGTCTCGGTTGCTCCGGCCTTGTCCGCCATATTCGCCATGTCCGCCGTGACGGACTGGATGTTTGCCAGGGCCGGTATGACGCCCCGCAAGGCCCGGATGTTGGGGAACAACTTGGCGATCATCTCGGGCGGCAGTTGGCTGATCCGCCTAAAGACCCCCACAAGCCCCTCGGCGTGAAGCGTGGTCGTGGACATCTCAAAGCCAAGGCCTCTAGCCAGCTTGGCCGCCTCCGCCGTCGGCTTGAGGAACGCGGATATGGTCGCCCCGATAGCCGTCATCGCCCGCTCCGTTGGGACGCCGACACGCGTCAGGGTTGCCACCATGGCACCCAGCTCGTCAAGCGGAACCCCCGCCTTGGCCGCCAGCGAGGTCACCATGCCGATCGCCGGCGCGAGCTGGGCGAAGGTCGTCTTGCCCTTCTTGACCACGGTGAAGAACCAGTCCGACACGTCGGCGGCCTTCTCGGCCGACAGGCCGTAGGAGTTAAGGACTGTGGTTATCGCATCCGCCGCCGTCTTCGTGTCCGTTAGCCCGGCCTTGGCCGCACGGACCGACGCGGTCAGCACGCCGATCGCCTTCTCGGCCGGGATGGAGGCCGAGAGGATGTCGTACAGCCCGCCGGCAAGGCTCTCGGTCGATTCGCCGAACTCGACGGACATCCGGCAAATGGCCTTCTTGAAGCGGTCCATGTGCTTTTCCGGCTCATCCAGCATGGTCGCGACGTTCGCCATCTGCCGCTGGAGGTCGGCAAAGACCTTCGTCCCGGCGATAAGCGGCGCGGCGAAAAGCGCCCCGAGCTTGGCCATCCCCATCCCGACATTGCGAACGGTTGCCCCGAAGGCCTTGAGACGCTTTGACGCCCGGGCCAGCCCGCGCACGAGCTTGTTGTCGTCGACGAACAGCTCGACGAACGCACGGCCGGCTCGGATGCCTTTGGCCGACGGCATGGTTCACTCGTCCTTGTCCACTGGCAGACAGTACCAACTTTCGGGCAAATCCATCGTCCCGGCGACAGGCTTACCCTCCGCGTCCTTGACCCAGACCTTCGCATCCTTGACCGTCTCGCGCAGCCGGACCGGCGTGCCGTGCGGGACGTAGATCGTCCGTACGCCGCAGCCGGACAGCAGCAAGATGGATAAGAGAAGCATTCCAACACCCAATTTGCGTAGAGTTCGTCGACTGTGCGTCAAAGAGTGTGTAAGATTGCCGCGATGAACAAAGCGTTTCGAAGGATTCATATCCTGGGCGGTCCTGGCAGCGGCAAGACATTCCTTGCTAAGCGATTGTCCGAGATTACAGGAATTACGCCCACAGACCTGGACGAGCTCTTCTGGGACAATGCCGCGCTGGACTACAACACGCGGCGGTCGCCGGACGAAAGAGATCGCCTCCTGAACCAGATAGTCAACCAGGATCAATGGATACTTGAGGGCGTGTATCACAGATGGCTGACGGAGAGCTTCGAGAAAGCTGATATCATCATTATCCTTTGCACGTCTGTGTGGCTTCGTCATTGGCGGATTCTCCGTCGATTTGTACTGGGTAAGCTGACTCATGCTCGCCGTGAAGCCATTTCAGGCCAGTGGGCCCTGCTCAAATGGAATCATGCCTACGAGAATGACAACCTCAGACGCACCCGCGAGCAGCTGAAACCCTTCTCCAACAAGGTCAAGGAGTTCTCGAGCGTCGCTGAAGCGTTAAGACAACTAGGATACTCTGACTAGCTAGTTCGCCTCTTGCGGCCAATGTGACCGGACCTTATTCCGCAAGCGCCTTCGCAACTCGTCGTTCTCCCTGCTGTCTTCTGCTGTCGGCTTTGCTCGCTTGCTGAACAGCTCAATCAGTACGCCGAGCACGATCTCAATGACCGGCCGAAGCGCCTCAAGCAGTCCCGACAACTTGCTTCGCTCCTTTCAGTCGCTTCGCAGACTTTGGTCCGTAGACCTTAGTCATCTAGGCGCTGGGGTGTCGCCGCTTAGGGGCGATGAGTTCCTACAGTCTACGGACTACGGTCTACAGACTCTGTTTTGACCTTCGCGCGGGAGGCGCTGTAGCCCAGCGAGGCAAGGACGGCCACCAGGCCGCCGATGAGCTTGGCGATCCAGCTTTCCTCGGGAACCGTGTCCATCGCGCCCGAGGCCAGCAGGAACCCCAGCAGCGTCGCCAGCAAGCTCAGCCAGAACTCCGTCGTCTTGTATCCGGGTTTTGTGTCCATCATGCTCTCCTCTGATCTATGAAAGCCCTTTTCAGAATCGTTATGTTGTCAGTCGTTATCGCTGTGCCCTGTTTCCGCCTGCCGCTCGCGTAGGGGTTGAAGTCATCGGGCTTCAAAACCCGGCCCTTCTTCGGGTCGCGGTTCACGTTGGCGATCATGGCCAACACCGCGGCCGTATGATTCCACGCCTCCCGCAATCGGCCGTGGGTCATCCATATCAGCTCCCGGAGCTTGAAGGGGCCGGGGTCGATTCCGAGGATTCCGGCACATTCGTAGATGAGCCGCCAAGATTCTTGAGCACCTTCTCGGCCTCCCGCTCCAGCTGTCCTGAGGCCAGCCTGGCGTCCATCACGTCGTGTGCCTTCTCGATCAGCCTCCAGGTCGTCTCCAGGACTTTGCTGACCCGGGCCCGGTCCCGGGAGCTCGGGAAAAAACCAACGATCTCCTCCAACAGGGCCTTGGTGGCCCGGTCGATCGCGTCGCCGGCCATGGCCCGGCCGAAGTCCTCGTCGCTGACATTCGCCTCCTCGGCCTGCGGCAGGCAGAGGCAGTAGATCACGTTGCACAGCAGCACCGGATCGGCGATCAGCTTGAAGATCAGGGCCTCTTCCTCTTGATTCTTGGCCCCTTCGGTCCCCAGCTCCAGCAGGTCGACCCCGAGCAGGTCCCGGACCCGCTTGACCGACGCGACGTTCACGTCAATCCGCCACGACCGGCCCTGGTTGTCGTCGAATGTTTTCATTTCTCGCTCCCTTCGGTCGCCTCGAAAGTCTGTGGTCCACAGACTGTAGTTTGTAGGCAAGACTGCGTTGCATCTGCTTTGGATTACGGTCTACGGACTACAGACTACGGACTAAGCAGCCACCTCATACCAGGTCGTGTACGATGACGGCTTGACGGTCACGCTGACGGTGACGGCCTCCTCGAGCGGCTCGTTGCGGGAGAAGTTCGTCACCGTAAAGTTGCTGGCCAGTCCCTGGCTGCCGGCGGTGGCGATGTCGCCGTCCATCGCGGCCAAGGCGACCTCACCGGCGTTCTCCCAGGCCGTCTGGAGGGCGGTGAAGCCGGCGTCGCCCGTGTCCCAGAGCATCTCGAACTCGATGCTGCCGTCCTTGAGCGTCGCGGCCGTCGCCCGCCAGCCGTTGTTGGCCCGCGTGGTGATGTCCGCCTCGCCGGTCTCCAGGTTGAGCGTGACGTCCTTGGTGTTGGACAGTTCCGTCCACCCGGTGCCGTTGGGCGGGGCGGTAAGCGGCGTTGCGTTGTAGTACAATTTGCAGTCCATTCCGAGCTTGTGTGACATTGTTCTCTCCTTACCCTAAGCTTCTTCAAGGGCTTACCTCACCGAGCTTGCCCACATCCGGGGCAGGCGATCCCTCACCTTCTCCAGGGCCGGTCCCATGAACGGCCGTCTGGGATACCGCTGGCCCTTGTATCGGCCGCCGAACTCATGCGGCATGCCGCTGGTACCCGCGATGCTCCGCGCCGGGCCGATAACCGCTCGCTGGTCCGGCCGGTCCACCGCATAAACGATCGCGCTGGGCAGCCGCTTGGTATGCGTGTGCGGCGGCGTTCCCGGCCGGCTGGGACCTTTCCGCCGGCGGATCGACCGCCTGGCCGTCAGGCGCAGCGCCGCAGCCGCATGACCCAGACTGCGAAAGGTCGCGTCCTTGGCCTTCCGAAGAACCTTCCGGAAGTTATCCTGCATCCTGACCCTCATGCCGATCGCTCCGGCCATTTTCAGATTCCCTTGAAAGCTACTGCTGGTAATAGGCGGCGTTGCGCTTGAGCTTGTAGACGGTCTGGTAATCTCCCTTTGTGACCGTCACCTTCACGGTGTACGCCTCACCAGCCGTCAGGCTGACCGTATGTGGGATGGCCCCGGCGTAATCGCCGTCGCTGCCGTTCACATACGGCACCGGGAGGTTCTCCGCTCCGCTGACGACCTGATCGTCCTTGTCGTAGAGCGTGGCCGTGATCGTCGCGTCGTTGACGTAGCTGCCGGTGACCTGATCCTTCAGGCCGCGTACCCAGACGATGTTGTCCGTCTCAAGGTAGATTTGCTCGGCGCTCATATCGCTTCGGCCCTTCCACCAACCCTCAGAGACGTCTCGGCTCGCCCATCAATCCTTGCCGGCGTCTCGATCCGGTCGGCCCTGATCGCCGGATCGGGCCTCGGCATCGTGACCTCCAGGTACAACCAACCCACCATAGTGTAATAGTTGATCTGGTAGTTCGTAGAATCGCCCGGTTCCTCGTCGGCCCAGTCGTGGTATTCCGAGATGATCAGATCGAACGCGCTGGTGGCCTCCCATTCACCGGCCGCCACGATGTCGGGGCTCTTTCGGTTGCCGATTTCAGGGTTGCCGTCGGCCACACACTCGCCGATGGGATTCTGGCCAATGCCGGTATAGGCATTAGCATAGTTCGACGACGTCGCCAGCGGAAACGACAGACTCGCCCGGGCGATGAACTCCCGCTCGGCCTCGGTGTACTCCTGTCGAGAGAGCTTCAGGTAGGCCGTCTCGGCGTCCTCGTAGCCCGTCGTGTCGAACCGCATCAGTCCGCGGGCAATGAGCCTCCAGCCCGGTGGGTCCCCCTGGTTGTATGCCCGGCATTGGAAGTTGCTTGCCTGGCTGCTCGTCCCGGCCCCCGTGACCGTGTCATGCCACGTGGGGTCTGCGTTGCTCGATCGCCAACACTGAGCAGTTCCGTTCGTGACCGGGTTCACCGTCTCGGGGTCCAGGTCGATCACCGTCTCGCCCCGAGCCGCCAACCCGTCGAGGCGAAGGCCGACAGAGTTCGACCCGATCGCCATATCCTCCGGCCAGCGGCTCTGCCACTTGTCCATGAAGCAACCGAGCGCCACGCCCTCCGGATCGGTGAACCGCCAACCGTTGCCGACCGGCTCGACGCCCTCGGAGAAAGTTACCCCATATTCCAAGACGTTCTCGTCTGTCCGGCGAAGGTCGAGGCTCGGGCCGAAGGCGCGTTTTGTGCATCGGCTGGCGATTACCGCCCCGGCCGGCATCCGCCGCGGCGTGAATCGAATCCACGCCTTGTTGTCGAAGGTAATGGTCGTCTGCGCCGCGGCACCCTGGCCGACCTGAGTCACCTCCAGGAGGTCGTCGATCGGCCTCCAGACGCCCGCCAAGCGGACGTATTGCGGGGCCGCGAAGATTCGGTGCTTTCGGCCCCGACACGCACGATGCGCGTCAAGCGGCTCCCAGCCGGCCATCGAAAGGGGTGATTGTACTTCTGCCTTTGCCATTTACCTGGTCACCGTGAATGTAAGCGTCAAGACGCTCGTGAAGACCCGCAGCTCCTCTAAGTGCTCCACGCTGTAGGGCGGCTCGTTTGCGATCTCCACGCAGATCGCCGCCGGATAGTTGCTCAGCCTTCGCCGCCGGAAGTAGTCGGCGATCTCCTCGACCAGTCCCATGAGCGGGTCAAGGTCGAGCGCCTCCAATCTCTCCAGGCGCTGCTGGACGGCCACGTCGACCTGGTATCGCTCCTCGCTGCTCGCTCTGCTGGCCGTGGAACTTGTGAATCCCTTTGGGACAACGGTCACGTGCAGGCGCTTCAGCTCTTTGACCTTCAAGGCCGGGACGTAGGCCCGCACCGCCTCGAAGTCCCGGCTGAACGCGGTTCCTCCGGAGTCGTTCAACTCCGCCCGCACCGCCTCGGCTATGTCGATCAGGACGGCCATTGTCTATGGAATCCTCTTCTCCAGCCTCTCGAGGGCCTTCTGGATCGCCTCGAACCTGGCCGCGTTGGCGGCCTCGGCCTGTTCCACGATGCGTACACGCTCCTCCAGCGCCTTGGCCGTCGAGGCGGAATGACTGATCGTCGCACCGCAGATCACCACGACCGCGCCCAGGATCATGCCCGCCAGCTTCAGGTGCCGCGTGCCGCAGTCCCGCCGGCCGTTGCGATCCGCTCTTGTCGTTGTCATAGCCTCTCCTCCTGCACCCTCTTGGTATGGATTCGAAGCGTTTCGGCGTCCGAGAGGTCGTAGCACGGCCCTTCGCCCAGCGCCATGACCTCGTAGGTGTACTGCCTTCCGTTGCGTGTCTCGCGGATTCGATCTCCGGGCTCAGGCGTGATCTCCATCCCGTCCAGGACAAGCTCCGACGCGCGGATCAGGACGTCCACGCTGACGAACCGGACGAGCACACCGTAGCCGTTGTCCAAGTCGTAGTCCTTCCGGCCGATGGTGGCCTGCACCGCTGCGTTTCGGCCACCGCGGGAATAGGTCACAGCGCGTGACATGTGCGCCACGCGCTGCGACTCCAGCCATCCTTCCGCCTCCGCCAGCAGATCGGACATTACCAGTTCTCCCGCCGCGGCTACTGCGCCATGCGAATGCGAACCGTGGTGTCGGTGTCCGCCGCGGCCGCGACGGCCTTGCCAAGCTTCTTATTGGCGCCCGCCTCGGCGTCCGTCTTGGCCACCTGCTCGGCCTCGTCCCAACAGACCTCCGCGCCGGCTGCGATCCCGCCGTCGCCGGAGGCCTTGGGCAGATCGAAGACGCCGACCACCGCCAGGCTGCCCAGGGCGTTGGCCGCGATCGGCGTCTTGGCGATCCCGATCAGCTCGCCTTGGACTACCACCGCGCCGGCCGCCACGTCGCTGCCAGGCGTGTAGTCGATTGCGCTGCCGTCATGAACAAACGTTCCAGTTGCCATGATTCAGTTCTCCTGGTGTTGGGAGGTCTATGCCTCGCCCTTCGCTTTCACGCCGCCCTTGGGATCCTGAAGGTTGACACCGAAGTCGTGGTAGCCGCGCATCTGGATGCCCAGCACGTTGAAGTCGGCCTCGGCCGTCTCGATGGTCGGCGACTCCTGGCCGTTGAGGAACGCCACCTCGATCACCGGCAGGTCCGCTGGATCGGCCAGCAGGTACCACGCCTTGGCGCTGTTGCCGGTATAGGCACTATTGGACAGGTACCGGCTGACCTCGGCGCGGAACTTGCCCTGGTGCGGGTTGGCCACCGGGTACTTCGTGCTGGCGGTGGTGTCCCGAATCTCCAGGGACCGCCAGAGCTGGGTGCCCATGGCGCTCAAGGCCGTGGGAACCAGCACGATCGACGGCATGATCCCGATGGGCTTGCCGTCGGCGTCCACCTGGTCCATGAAGGCCACCTCGGCCTTGGTCAGGCCGTCGATGGAAAGGACGGTGTCGGCGCCGGAGACGTAGTTGTTGTTCCCGGCCGTGAAGAACGAGCCGTTGTCCAGAAAGACGGTCCAGAAGACGTCGTTGATCTTCAGTCCGCTGCCACGGCCAAGCTTGCGGGGCACCGTGGTGATCGCCCCCAGGTCGTCGTTGATGATATCCCGTCGATCCACCGAGAGCAGCAGGCCGTACGTGTCGGCCTTGTTGGTGTAGCTTTCCTCACCGAGCGTCCCGTGCTTGAGCTCCCCGCCGGGGGCGACCGGCTCGTACTGGTCCTTGCCCACCAGGCGGTAGCTCGTGACCGTCTTGAAGTCGCTGACGTTGCGGACCGCGCAGATGTTCCGCCAGGTTCGCTCGACGGAGAAGAAGCCTTCCAGCAGGAACTTGTTGGAGACGTTGGAGAGGATGCCTCCGATGTCCACGGTCGAGAAGGCGGCCTGGATGTCGCGGCCGAAGGCGTGCCGCAGAACCTCCCGGCTGTTGCGGAAGCTCCTCCCCGTGTAGCCGTTCGCCCACGCCGCCTCCAGCAGCAGCTCCTGGAGGCCGATCCCGCCACGGTACCGCTTGGAGGCGACGTCCAGCGTCTTCTCATCGTGGAGCTTCTCCACGTCGGCCAGCCCGGCCGTGAGCATGCACGCCGCTTCCAGGACCTGGCCGGTCACGCTGGTATCCGCCACGTGGACGCCCGGCGCCTTGGGCCGGCTGGCCCGAAGCACCTCCAGCTCGCAGCGCATCCCGTCCCAGCCTTCCTCGATCGCCTTGGCCTCGATATCGGGGTTCTTGCCGTCGCAGACCTTGCGGATCGCCGCGATCCGCTTGCTCTCGGCGGCGGCCTGCGAGCGAATGTCCGCGGCAGGATCTGCGGCCCCCAGAACCTCCGTGTCCTCAGTCGCCGCTGCCTCGACGTCCGCTTGCCCCGAATCCTGCTGATCGGTCTGCTCCCCGTCGTTCGGCGAGGCATCCGCGTGGGTCTCCTCGTTGTCCTGTGTCTGGGCGTTCGCAGGTTCCTTGTCAGTCATTTCCTTCCGCTCCTTGTCATGAGCTGCAATCCGGGCCGAGGTGTTCGCGTCGGCCCCTGAATCGACGAAGCTGATCTCCTTGAGAACGGCACGGCGCACCACGTGCACCGGGCCGGTGAAGGTCTGTCCGTTGACCTGGACCGTACTGCCGGCTGGGATGAACTCGGCCTCCACGACGGCCGCCCCGATGCTCGCCTGCCAGGGGAATCCGTTGACGCCGCTTTTCGCCACGTCGCGGGCCCAGGAGGTGTCGCGACTGATCAGCCCCTCGGCCACCAGTGCGCCGTTCTCGACGGCCACCCGCTGCGTGTGCCCGACGCCCTGGCGGCGCTCGTGGTCCAGACGGATCGGCAGGTTCTGGTTGGGAATCTCAAGCCCGGCCAGGTCCACCACGACCGGACGCGGAAAACCCGCGATCCGCATCAGTCCGCCCGTGTAAGCGACCATCCGGAACCGCGGCAACTGCTTCTCATCGCCGGCCGCCGCCTCGATGGTGGGCGTGGCGACCATCCGCACGTATTCAGGCCCCTCTGCCGTCTTGTCCGCCGTAGCCTTGGCGATAACGGAAGCTTCAGCG